ACCGAGAAAAGGGTCGAGAATTACTGCATTTTTATCTGGATCAATTGCGCGTATACATTGAGCGACGAGAGCTTCTGGATAACTTGCCGAATTCGTTTTTATATAACGTCGAATAGGGATCTTCCAAACATTACTATTATTTTCGAAATTTTTTGTACCACTGAAGAACTTGTAACCTTTAGATATTTTAGTGAACATAAAAATAGTTTCAAATTGACGCTTAAACCTTGATTGTGATTTTTCTGAAGTAGGAATCGTTTTATCCCATACAATCTCTTGCCTTAAATACCAACCGTCCGCTTGCATTGCGAACGCGAATCGCCACGGGATACCCAAAAGCTCCCGATCTTTTACTCCGTGAATTAGCCTATTTTTTCTCTTGTCATAAGCACATGCCTCTTTGTGAGATCCATTATTTCTATTGCAAGCCCAATTGCTCGCGTATGTATCGCCGATATTCACAAACATACAACCAGTATCTTTCAATTTGTCTTTTAATATTCTGAATATGAATACCAAGTGACCGATATAGTCCATATAATCAGATTCATTCCCGAGTGTTGTTTCTTGTTTTTTTACATTATATTCATTGCCCCCAAGTATAGGTATATAATTGACTTCATTCCACACACTTTTATCATTATTATAATCTCTGAGGTCATAATACGGCGGAGACGTTATAATAATATCGACCGAATTATCTTCTAACAACGTATCACATTCAGCCGCATTGCATTGAATTATATTACCCATTATACGCCTCAATGTATTCGAAGTGAATCCGCCGAACACAATCTTCCGGCTTGCAATGATTCGCCTTGCAGAACATCTCGACGAATTCCTTCGGCTTCATTCCGGGAAAGCCCTCCCGGATCACATCTCTCTGATCGATGGAATCAAGTCTCGGAATCGATATCGATACAACCCGGATCAAGGCGATTCTCTTTACCTTCTCGCCCTTCCTGAGACCCATCGCCTTTTCGACTGCGATCAATTCGTCGCCCGACCGGAGATGTTTCCAGCCCATACGCCGGGTTACTGTCTTCGACCAGTCCCGGACCCGATCGGTCGTCATTGAAAAGCTCATGAGCCTCGGCATCGCTTACCTCCTCATATTTAACTTCTTCAGGAACAATACTTTCGACCCCATCTGAGAGCCGGAAAATCAGACCGAGCGGAATATCTTTCAACTTTGCTCCTGTTTTATGTTTACTTTACCGAGCGATTAGACTATCTTTCCAGAGTCGCTATTTAAGGTAAATAGGAGAATGAACGTATGCAAGCAGTAAGACCTCCGAAGTATAAAGTCGCTCTGAATATCTTGAACGAGATCTATCCGGAAGCGGTCGACATAGCGAGGCGAGTCGGTGTCACGCCGTCGACGGTCCAACGCTGGCTTGGAGGAGCGAAACCGCAAGAGACTCATCGGGAAGCGATCATTCGACTTGCTGAAGAAGAGGTTCGGTCGCCGCTTTACACTGCACAAGCGGAACTTGTGTTGAGTGAAGACCAAAAGTAGCGAGGTTGTTATGGTTCTGATCCCTTATTTGTGCAATTCTGAGGAAGAGATTGTCTACGCACTAAACGAAGGCGCTTTGCCTATTATGCCTCCGTCTTGGGGTATTGGTGCGAATAGTTTAGTGTATACGGTAAGAATTGGACCACTTTTAAATAATGCCTCATTAAGCCCATTAGATGTTTTTAATGAAGTGATACAAGATTATCGTGTATCTCTGACTGTTTTTTCGGTTATCGTGGAAAACACTTTGATCGGGTGGGGATTATTTACAGAAAAAGAGTCGCAGCTTATTAGAGATCAAAAGTAAACGCCCGGCGGCGAGGGAACCGTCCGGGCGTTTGGACAAAGAGGTATTCGAGAACCGATGTACGAAGAAGATAACTCTTTTAATTCTTCCCCACAAGGGTATGAGCCTCTCAATTTTGAGGAATTGCGGATTCTTTCGAGTCTCAGAGATTCGGGAACCGCGATCCTGATATACCTTCGGCTCAAGTTCTTCGCCGGGAATAATGGATCTGCTTTCCCCGGGCAATCAACGCTTGCAAAAGAATTCGGGACCGATCGAGTCTATGTGAATCGAATGATTCGCCGCCTTGAGGAATCCGGGCTCGTTGTTCGGAGTCGTCGCGGTCCTCGATCTTCATCGTACGACCTTCCTTTTCATCGAAATGATGTAACTCACAAGTCACGTCTCTTAATGCTAAACGATAGAATACTGCAAGATATAACGGAAGATGTAACTCACAAGTCACAACAAGATGTAACTCACAAGTCACATAGAAGTAAAGAAGTAGAAACAAAGCCAGAGGAGAGTACTATGCCATCTATTGAAAAGCTTTCCCCGAGGAAGGCGTTGAGCCTCGCGACAAATCTCGTCGACGTTTATTTGCTTGGTCGTGCAGTGTGGAAGCCCGGGTATTCAACGAAGGCGATCCGGGAACAGGCAATCAGGAATTGCCAGAATCTTCTCGTTCGCGGCGAAGTCGACGCAAATCATTTACAAGACCTGATTCTCTGGTTCGTAGAGAATGATCTCCCGACGACTGATTATCCGTACAAGGTAACGAATGTATTCGGGAAGCTTGCGCGATGGAAGGATATTGAAAAACGATATCTCGTCGTTACCGGCGCAACCGTGAATCAGGATCTCGACGGGACAATACCGGAAAAGCGATCTCATTCAACGCACCGCCGAATCTTGAGCGACATTCAAGAAGATGTGATCCGGAGAGCGATTGCCGAAGGCGGTTCGACGATATTGATCGGAAGCTCCGGGATCAACAAAACAGCTGAAGCAATCGCCCGGTCCGGGTTCGGGAAGTATCAACGCTTTGAGAAGACGTTTACTCTCAACGATGCCGGTCGCGAATACTTTGATCTGTATCTCAAGGATCAGGAAGGAGAAGCCGATGAATAGGAAATATTCTGAGGGAACTTCTGTTTCGAGCTTCGCCTCCCGGGAAGAAATCGAGCGTAATCTCCGCCGGTTCGGAGCGGATCAGTATCTCTATTATGCCCGGGACTCTTACGCCGGGATCGGCTTTTCGCTGTCTGGAAGACAATATAGACTCGGAATTGATCTCCCAGATCCGAACGATAAACGGTTCACTCACACTTCCGCTAGAGGTACGCGACGAACAGCGAAGGCGGCGGAAGAGGAATATGAAAAAGAGGTTCGCCGTAAGTGGCGATCTCTTGCGTTGTATATCAAGGCGGTTCTCGTTGCCGTCGACGACGGGATTCTTCCAATCGATCAAGCTCTTTTTCCGTTCACCGTTCTCCCGTCCGGGTCGACGGTTTATCAAACGCTTGTGCCTTCAATCGATGAAGCTTACGAGACTGGAGTATTTACGGTCCCGATGTTATTATCTTCTCCAGAAGATCTGCCAGACCATAAACTTCTCGAGGGAACCGATGAAGTGTAAAATTGAGGGTTGTGATCGTGAGTCAATCCTGAACTATGATCTTTGTGAGGAACATATTGAGGCGAGATTCGCGGAACAAGAACGAATTAGGATTGAAGAGGAACAGAAAGAGAAGCGGATAAGGGAGCCTCTCCGAAAACAGTTTCTCGATTCAGGGCTTGAGAATTGGTTGTATCGCCGCCTCGGGTTTACTCTTCCCGTTGCCCAGAACGCGACGACCGGGCTTCCGGGAAGACTCCGGAACGGGAATAGTTCTGAAGTGAATAAGGTACTCGAAACCTTCCTCAAACAGAAAGAACGGCTTTTCGGCGGAGGGTTCTGGTTGTACGGTCTGGAAGGGAGAGGAAAGACGGATCTTGCCGCCCGGATCTTTGTCGAGCTTGTAACTCGGTTCGACCGGCTGAATCCTCGCCGGTTTCACTATACAACTCATCGGGCGTATATGAACGCGGTCTTTGCCGCCACGCTTGAATCGACGCCGCACGAGATCGCCCGCCTTTACCGGGCTAATCAGATTATTTGCGTCGATGAACTGTTCCAAGCGTCGACGAAAGCCTATTCCTTCGAGGTCTTCCGGGAAGTGATTGAACATATCGTCGATCGCCAGAAGACTTTGATCGTGATTACAAACAGAACGCCGGGCGAACTGGAAGCGATCGAGAGATCGGTCGTCGGCGGCGGAGCCGCCCCGGTCACGTCCCGGCTTCATGCAATCTTACAACTTCTTCCAATCACGGGAGAGGATATGCGGAGAGGAGTGTAACCGATGCAAATACTTTTAACACAAGAAGAATACGAAAATTTAGTGAGTAAGAGAGAGTACATCTCTTTATCGGATGCACATAAAGACCTTTGTATATGGGTCGCAAAGAATGTCCCTGTCACATTCCACGAAAGTTCTATTCATCCAAATGGGTGCGTTTCGGACAATACAGCAGAGTATTGTGATTTTTGTCCAGCGGAAAAGTATTGCCGAATCCACGGGAAATATTATCATAAATAAAACAAAAAAAGGAGTGTAAACGATGAGTGACGTAAACCCAGACCGGTATATAACCGGTAACTATGGAGAGGATCAATTCTCCTCCGATTCGGGAATCTGCGAACAATGTGAAATGAGAGTCGCTGAGTTTTTTATTGAAGGGCATGAGTATATTTCAGAAAAAACGTGGGTTCCGATCGCGAAATATCTTTGTCGCCATTGTCTCCCCGGGCGAATCCACGATTACGACGACGGGACCGGCGTGAAGATTGAATCTGTCGCCGAAGAGGCGATAAATATCGCCCGGGAGAAGGTCGCGGAGATGAAGCCTCGTTATCCTGAATCGCAGGAAGTCCTCGATGAGCTGGCGAAGAGTCCGTACTTCGGCGACGTTATTGTCGATATCCTGTTCGCCAGAGGCGCAAAGCGGAATGAATTCTTGAAGATCGTCGATGCCGCGATCGCGAAAGCCAGCCGCCTTCCCGACTCGATTCAAGAAGCCCTCAATTCTGGCGACGGAACTTATCGACCGTAGCTTGTGGGTTCTCTATTTATTGTGTACCTTATTCTTGTCTCGGTGTCTCATTCGCCTCGCCCGCTTCCTCGGCTTCGGTCGTTTAAGCGGGCTTTTTTATACTGAACTTTACTCTTGACACTGAACGTTAAGTGAATTATCTTTCCTTTGTGTTCATTGAATTATGAGGAGAGAATCGATGAAGCTTTTGAAAGAAGGCGCTTTTTTTGTCGCGGAATCGACGTATGAGGAACGTCATATTCCGAAAGCCGCCGGGTTCTATTGGTCCGGCAAGCTCAAGCAATGGAGAACAGACGACCCGGAGAAGGCTCTCAAGCTCCGCAAGTATGCCGACCCTGACCTCCAGAATGCCCTCGAGGAGATTGTTCGCCATAAACGGGAAAGCCTTGAGGCGTCCCGGGCGACTTCCGCCGACGTTGAACTTCCCCGCCCGGAAGGGCTTAACTACCTCCCTTTTCAGAAAGCCGGGATTGCATTCGCCTCCGGTCGCCCTTCGACACTGATCGCAGACGAGATGGGTCTCGGGAAGACGATTCAAGCGATCGGCGTGATCAATTCAGACCCGACGATCAAACGGGTTCTCGTTATTTGTCCGTCTTCGCTTCGTCTGAACTGGCGGCGAGAGCTTATCAAATGGCTTGTTCGGAAGTTATCGATCGGAATCATTGTTAAACAGAATTACCCCGCCGGGAACCCTGATATCGTGATCGTGAATTACGACGTCTTGACAAAACACAAACAAGCTCTCAACGCCGTTACTTGGGACTTATTGATCGCCGACGAAGTTCATTACCTGAAGAACCCGAAGGCTCAACGTACGATCTCCGTCTTTGGTAAGTGGAATAAAGATCCAGAGAAGAAGGTTGAGCCGATTCCGGCTCGCCGGAAGATCTTTCTTACCGGTACGCCGATCGTGAATCGACCGGTCGAACTGTTCCCGATCATTCATGCCCTCGATCCGGCGACGTGGAAGAGCTGGCACTATTATACTTCGAGATACTGCGATAAGCATTATAACGGGTTCGGATGGGACGTATCGGGAGCGTCGAACCTCGAGGAACTTCAGGAGAAGCTCCGGTCTTCAATAATGGTTCGCCGGCTGAAAAGCGAGGTTCTTACCGAACTCCCGGCAAAGATCCGACAAGTAATTGAACTCCCCTCAAACGGTTCCTCTTCCGCGATTGCGTCCGAACGAGCGGCGTACGAAGCTAAAGAGGATTATCTAAGCCGTCTTCGCGATGCCGTTGAACTGGCGAAAGCTTCCGATAATCCAGACGATTACCGGGCGGCGGTCCGGGCATTGAACGAGGGAAGCTTTGCCGCTTTTTCTGAAATGAGTAAGGTTCGCCACGATACCGCTGTATCGAAGATCCCGTTCGTCGTTGAACATCTCCGAGACGCGATTGATTCGTCTGGGAAAGTGATCTGTTTCGCTCATCATAAAGACGTAATCGACGGGATTATCAAAGCGATCGAAAAAGACTTGCCCGGGTCGACGGTTCGGATTACCGGCGAGACTCCGATGCAGGAGCGAGACCGGGCGGTTCAAGAATTCCAGAACAACCCGGAAGTGAAGCTCTTCGTCGGGAACATTATCGCAGCGGGCGTCGGTTTGACGCTTACCGCCTCGTCTCACGTCGTCTTTGCGGAGCTTGATTGGGTTCCCGGGAATGTGACACAAGCCGAAGACCGGGCTCACCGTATCGGGCAAGCGAACTCAGTTCTTGTTCAGCATATCGTACTTGAAGGAAGCCTCGACGCCGAGATCGCCCGGGCCATTGTGAACAAACAGGAAGTAATCGACAAAGCCCTCGATAATCAGATCGATAAATCTTCGATTGATATCGACCTTGAATCCCTCGAAGCACAAGTCGCCGCCGAGGTAGATGAAGCCGCAACAAAAGCTCTCTCCCGCCGCCACGTCGAAGAACAAGCGGCGAAGCTTACAGACGAACAGATCTCCGCGATTCATTCCGCCCTCCGGATCGTTGCCCGGTATTGCGACGGAGCATTCTCTGAAGACGGCATGGGGTTCTCGAAGGCAGACATCCGGATCGGACACTCACTCGCCCGCCAGAACAGCCTCACGCCGAAGCAAGCGATCCTCGGGCGGGCTATCGTTCTGAAGTATCGTCGGCAATATCCGGAAGATCTTCTCGAACTGATCGCCGGGAAGGAGAATGTATGAGAAGGCTTATCGAGAATATTCCGCAAGCGATCACGGAAGACCTGAACCATATTCAAGAATCAATCGAGGCGGTTAAAAGGATTGAAAAGTTCCTTCTTGATAATGGATTCAAGTTCTACCGAGATCTTCAGTCGCCGGTTAAAATAGGATTCTTTTATCGAGAAGATATTCCAGACGGAAAAGGCAATCTTGCTTGGGTATCGTTCGGCTATGAAAAGTCGCAAATATTGGAAGACCTTCTCGACGAACTTAAAGGAACCCTGTTTTATGAAGTAAAAAACAACCCACAAACAACGATCTCCCCGGAGGCGGGCAAAGATACCAATTCCGGAGAGATCTCTTGATACTGAGGATTCAGTAAGGTATTTTGAGTATTATCGTTCATAAACAGAAAAGAGGTTTCGTATGGCAGAACCGAAAGGCAATCCGTTCGCCGGGCTTCCGATTATCGGAGGCGACCGTGTCGACAAGCTTGTTACCGAAAGCGAGGAGATTTTCCGCGACTTGGTTTCGAGTCCGGATTCGGTATCGATCAAGCGCGTTACTGCGTTTATCGACGGCATGAATCAACTGGAAGAGGATCTTGCCGCTCTGAACAAAGAGATCCTTGATCGTTCATTTTAACCAAGAGGAGAACCGATGAATCAGGAATTGCAGTTCAACGAGGGAACGCCCGAAGATCCGGGTAAGTGGATAATACTTCGTCTTGAGATCAAGAATATTCTCGGGATCGAGGAACTCGTAATCGAGCCCGCCGGGAATATGGTTGAGCTTACTGGCGAGACCGGGCAAGGCAAGTCTTCTGTTTTGAGGACTCTGGCATCGATGTTTAAGGGTGCCGGAGCGGTTCCGAAACAGCTCCTCCGGAAGGGCGAGCTTTACGGATTCGCGAAAGCAGAGATCGGCGACGTTGAACTCGATGAAGAAGGGAACATTACGAAGCGTATTCCGCGTCGCGAGGTTATTCTCGAGGCGTTGATCGACCCGAAGACCGAAGAACAGAAAACGCCCACCCTTACCGTGAACATTGTTCACGAAGTCGGCAAGGAAGACGTAAAAGCCAAGCAGACCGAACTCAATGCTATGGGTGCCCGGTTCGGCTTCGACTTCCTTGAGCTTCTTCGCAAAGACCCGAAAAAGCAAGTCGAGGAACTTCTTTCAATCGTGAACGTTGATATCGATCTCGATCGCAACTCTCGAGGACAAGAGAAGATTAAAGCGAAGCGGAAGGTCTTGAACAAGCGTCGCCGTGATCTTCAGGGCATCGTTGACAACTTCGAAGAGATCCCGCCGGAAACACCTGATCAGTATATCACGACAACCGAGCTTCTTGAGGAACAGGAAGAGGCCCTCCGGATCATTCAGACCGCCGAGAAGATCGAGAACGACATTGCAAGCAAGCAGGCCCGGCTTGAACAGATCCCCGAAGTTATTGAAGATCTGAAGGCGGAGTTCGACAAAGATCTCGAAATACTCAATTCTTCAACTGCGAAAGTTGACGACTGGGAACAGCGCGAGATCGAACGGATCAAGGGAGAGGCGAAGGCCAAGAAAAAAGAACTCGGCGACAATTATTTTGCCGAAGCCCAAAAGAAGAACGACCGGCTCAAGGCTCTTCAAACAGAGAAGTCCTCGACCGAATCCGAGATAATTGATCTCGAACAGAGCCGGGAAGAGATCGGCGACCTTCCCGACGTTGACAATATCCGCTCCCGGGTTGAATCGATTGATCGTACGAATGAAAAGGTCCGTCTGAAGGGCGAGCTTCTTGAGCATAAAGCAGAACTCGAGAAGGTTGAACGGCGATACGCGAATCTGAAGAAGGGACTCGCCCGCCTCGAACGAGAGCGTTACGACGCAATGAAGCGGGCGGATCTTCCGGTCGAGGGTATGGAATTCCGGGAAGACGGCGTTTATATCAACGATATTCCGCTTGCACAATGCTCCGGGATTGAACAGCTCCAAGCGGTTCTCGCGATCCCGCTCCGCCGAGGATCCAAGTTCCCGCTCGTGATTGCAGACGAAGCCGATCAGATCGCCGGTCGATCGTACGCAATAATCGAGGCAATGATCACGGAATCCGGAGCACAACTTTGGTACACGACCCGACGGTCGATCGGTCCTCTCGCGATCCCGATCGAAGACGGGAAGATCAAGAAGTAAACCCGAGCCCGGGCGGTTCCCGGGCGAAGGGGAACAGACAAGATGGGCAACTCTCCTCCCTGTCTGGCGTCTCATCGGGTTCGAATCCCGGGTTCCCCGCAAGGTAAAAACAAAGGAGATCCGATGGACGAGAATCAAGCGTTACGCGATACGATCAAGTCGCTTCGAGGACAACTCGAAGAACGAGATCGGGTATTGAAAAGGGTTCGGGTTGCTTACGATTCCGGGAATTCAAGATTCATAGCGAGGGTTTTTGACGAGGTTTATGATCTTGCCTCTCTGGAAGACGGCGATTACGAACAGATCCTCAAAGAACTGGAAGACGAGGAGTAAGTATGTCGATCACATTGAAGCCTTGCGGCAAAAAAGCGTATCGAATCGACTTCAGATCCGCGACCGGAACGCTTGCCGAATCAAACGCTCATCTTCAGAACGTTGCCCCGAAGATTGAAAAGATTCTTGCGGAACAAGAATCAATCGATACGATCTTTGTTTACGAGAACTTCGCCGGAACTGAAAAGCTTGTAAAGACGGTAACGCGATGAAAGAGCTTTACGAGGGCGATTGCCGCGACGTCTTGCCGACGCTTCCGACCGGGTCGTTCGACCTGATCCTTACCGATCCGCCGTACGGGCAAGACTACGAATCTCATCGGATTAAAAAGACTCGGAAGAAGTCTCATATCATTATGAATGATAAATCAGACGAGACTCTCGCTCTTCTCCGCGAAGTTCTTCCGCAACTTCCCCGGCTCATGAAGCCAGATGGTACGTTTCTCCTGTTCGCGTCGGCAACTCATTACCGGGTAACCCACGAGATCGGAAAGCTCATTCTCGACCTGTTCCCGAATGTTCAGGTTCTTGGATGGAATCGGGTTCTCTTGGGAATGGGGAATCTTGACAAGGGATATCGCCCGGTTCTTGATCTCATCTTTTTCGCGACAATGAACGGCTCGTATTATTGGGGAGGCGGTCGCGACGTTGTGAATATCCTCGATTATCAAAGGGTATACAACCCGACGAAGACCGTCGGGCATCCGACGCCGAAACCGTACGAACTGATCGGGAAGCTCATCGAACTGCATTGTCCCCCGGGCGGAACGATCCTCGACCCGTTCGCCGGGTCTGGAATAACAGGAATCGCGGCAAAGCGTCTCGGTCGATCTGCTGTTCTGATCGAATCAAAGGCGGATTATTGTCGACTGATATCCCAGAGCCTCTCTCAGGAGCTTCCGCTTTACTGAACGTTCTGGGCTTTACTTGAAGATTCAGTATAGCTATATTAATTCATACACGGAAGGAGTGAGCGATGAGTAAAATAAAGCCTTCGGCATGGGGAAGGCATGTACGGCAGGTTCGCGAAGAGATGAATCTTACCCAGAGCGAGCTTGCGAACCGGATCGGTTGCGATTATACGTCGATTCAGAATTGGGAGAGCGGTCGCGTGCAGAGGGCAAGCGGCGCAAACAAGCGCAACTTGAACGTATATCTCTCCCGGGCAAGGCGGAAAGACCTGCACTTCAAATAAGGGGCATAGAGGAGAGAACCGATGGCAAAGAAGCCGACACTGAAGGTCGATATCGGAAAGTCGAAGAGGGTTCGACTTGAGTCAAGCAACTTCCTCGGTCCGTACGATAATGAATTCAACGGGAAAGCCCGGCGTACTTGGGGAATTCCTGTGAATGAAATGATCGGTAATGATCGATGGATCGATGCAATGTGGTTCCCGTCTGACAAGATGAGGAGAACGCTTGATCAGATCGAGGGCGATCTCAAAGGCAAAGAGATTGACATATATCACAAGACAAAGCCCGAGTATTATATTTATTATCCACCCGGTTCGAAAACCCCTCTTCCAGACCCAAGCGATTCTCCGCCGCCGCCAGTCGGAACAGAAGACGAAGAACAGCCTTCCCGGCGTGAAACCCGTCGCCAGAATCGCCCTCATGGATCGACAACCAGTTCCGCTCCGCCAGAACGCGACGATTCTCCGCCGCCGGAAGATCAGGATCGACCGGCTTCCGATGCAGAGAAGGCGGATCTTGAACGTCGACTCGAGATGCAAGCTCAAGAAGTAATGAAAGCTTTTATTGCGTCGTTTGATATTATCGAGGCCGTGAAGTGTGTACGCCCGGATCTCGCCGACAAGATCAGACCGGAAGATCGGACGTCCGTTTTTATTGAGCTTGGATATCGATCTCGCGATCGGGCGAATCCACGCCCGGCGGAGTTCTACTGGAGATCGGCGCTCAAGATCCTTGACAATTACAACAAGAAACCGGTCGCCGCGAAACCGCCAACACAAGAGGAGTCGCCACGAGAACCTCGCTACGAATATGATACTGATCAACGCCCCGGAGGTTCTCGCCCGGGCGATCAGGATTCTTTACCCATTTAACCGAAGGGAGATGTAATGTATAACCCGAGACACAATACGCCGAACTTCCCTTTTCATGGCCTCGATATCGAGACTCATCCGGACGAGGCGACGCGGGAAAAGTTCGGGAACGATCCGGACATTCTTCCGGTCTTTGAGCCTCCGGTCTTTGAAGAGCCGGAGCTGAAATACGGAAACGCGAAGACTCCGGAAGCCCGGGAACGGGTTGAGCTGGCGTGGTCCGCCCGGGTTGAGCAAGCACGCGAAGACTTCGAGGAAAAGTCGGAGGGAGCCCTCGACCGCTTTGAGGAACAGATCAAACGTACAATGAGCCTCGATCGTTGGCTTGCACGGATTCCGATTATCGCCCTCGATGTTCCGGACAATGAGCCGAAGGTGTTCACAACGATCAAAGATTCGGGATTCCCTGAATACCCGTCCGAGGAAGAGATGCTCCTCGCGTTCTGGGATTACGTGAATCCGAGGACCGGCGAATTCGTCCCGCTCGTCGGGCACAACCTCAAAGAGTTCGACCTGAAGCTCATTGTCGCCAGATCGCTTCGGCTGGGCGTTCTCACGTTCAACCGGGCGAAGGCGATCCGGGAAACGTATCTCGGCCCCGAGTGGAAGACCGGTGACTATATTGTCGACACGATCGAGCCGTTCGGTCGTGAGTATATCCCGGCAAACAGGAAGTCGCTTAACTTTATGGCAAAGATCCTTCTCGGGAAGGAGAAGGTCTCAGACCCGGCAATGTTCGGCGGTCGACCTTTGGCGCAAGTGATTCCCGAGGCGATCGCCGCCGGCGAAGGAAAGCTCATCGCGAAGTATTGTATTGAAGACGCGGTTCTCGCCCGGGAGCTTGCCGTTGCCTTGCGTTTGATTCCGTAGTAAAACGACTGGAAAGCGGGCGGTCCCGGGCGACTGTCTGCAATCCAAGAAGGGAGAGATCCTTTGGCAAAGTATCAGAAGCTTACCATTAACAACGTGATCGGCGGGCACGTTGCCGACCGCATCGAGGACGAGATCGCTCGCGTTCATCAGGCGATGAAAGATCCGAAGACCGGGCTTGAGCCGTCTGGCGAGGTTACTGTCAAGATCAAGCTCAAGGGTCGTCGGGAGAATCAGGTTCTCGACCCGTTCCTTGATATCTCCGCCCACGTCTCGGCAAAATATCCCGGGTATACAACCTCCGGGAAGATTGTCGAGGAAGACGGCGTACTCAAGACGAACGTTACCTCGAACGACGTGAAACAGTTCGGAATGTTCGTCATGAATGATCGGGTCGCCGACGAGGACGCGAAACCGAGTTCGAAGAACTGATAAAGGCTATATCCTGCCTTTATTGACAATCGTTTGGGGAAGTGGCGGAATAGAGACGCTTAAAGGATGCAGACGAAGGAGTCCGTTAGCTGCGAAAGGGTCTAATGGCCGGTGTTGCGCTGTGGCATAGCGGAGGCTCCAGCATGAGGTTCGCTTAAACTTCGGTATGGAGATATGCTTGTAAGCCCAAACGGTCCAACGAAAAACCGAGAAAACGAGGCGTCCAAGCAACGCCTACAATTCTCTGACTCCATGCAGGTATCGAATCCTGCCTTCCCCATCCATTTTTACGCAGTTAAACAGAAGAATGATGGGAGCTGTAATGGAAGGAAAGAACAAAGAAACGGCGGCGGAAAGCCAGCCTGCGCAAATCGATTTGAGTCAAGTCGTGAAGGCGTCGTCGATTCAGATCCCTTTGAACGAGATGGCAAAGAAAATCGGCGATCTCGTCGAAAAGCGATCGATTCAGGTTATCCCGAACGATCCCAATGATCCCCGGGTACGCGATGGAATGATCTTCGCATACGACGGGTCCGGAATGAGTGTCGTCGAGAAGCGTCCGTATCGGGCGAAGACGAACCGGAAGATTCTCTGCTTCGACGATCTCGTCTCCTTTATCAACTGGTCCGGTCTTTTCTTGCCGGAACGGTCGTCGATTTATTTCAACGAGAAGGGCGTCTTTGCCGTCGTCGATGAACTGTTCCCGGTCGATGGAGTTGTCTCGTTCGACCTGAAGAAGGAACCGGATCTCGAAACATGGTTCCCGGGCGGAGGGTTCTCCCGCGAATCCCTGATCGAACATCTCACGATCTACGGCGGAATGATCGGGGCGTTTGGCGGTTTCGACGCCGGTGAATTCAAGCCGATGGACACAACTCTCCGGGATATTCAACTCGCACTCCTCTCGATCAAGTTCAAGGAACAGATCCGGTACGAGAGCGTGATCGATCCGAATACCGATAACGTTTCCTTGATCTTCCAGAAGGAAAACGGCGATCCTGATTCATTTGAATTCCCGCGTCTCTGGAAGATCGAGAGTCGGGTCTTCAAAGGCGGGCCGTTGCATACGATTATGGTTCGTTTTCATATCGCAATGCCTTCTGAGACTGGCGGAGATCCGAAGTTTATCTTCCGCTGGTTCGCGAAAGCGAAGGATCAGGATATCGCGATCGAAGCGATCGGGCAGAAGATTCGCGACGAGGTTTCACCGCGTGCCTGTACTCGTATTTATGAGGGCGAGTGTCCTCAGATCGAGAGACCTCTTCAGAACGAGACACCTTTTTGATTGAGACCTCTTTTTGATTAAGGCAATTATACCCGGGCCGGGTCGCCCCGGTCCGGGCTTTACTTCGAGAGGGAACCGATGAAACTCCCGGGATTCGAAGACTTTACCTTTACAATATCGCCGAAGCTTGAGAAGCTTGTAAATGCGGTCCGGCTCCGCCTGTTATCGTTCACGATCGATAATCCTGTATTATCCTCGAGTCTTTGCCGAGAGTTCGGGATTAACGTTCGTGAACTGAGAACGATCGTTCAATATCTTAGGGTTACCGGCGAGCCGATTGGATCAACGTCTAAGGGTTACTTTACTGCGATCAAAGCGTCCGAGCTTGATCTTACAATGAGACACCTTGAGGCGAGGGCGCAAAAGATATACACAATCTATTCCGTAATGAAAAAGACCCGTGAATCGATGGAAAAGGGATCGTCGCAAGGGAGGCTCTTCTTATGAGTAGGAAACAGGAATCTTTTCCGGGACTCGTTGAACAGGTTCCGAAGATCAAAAAAGAGGCGGCAATCCCGGCGACACTCCAGAACGCGGAACCGATTGAATGTATCGTTCTTGCAATTATTAATCATTACGGCAAAAATTACGATCCGAATCAACGCGAGATTCAAGTCCCGTTTGATTTTACAGATCACGAAAAGACTGGGACATATATCGTAAACCCGGTTCCGCTCGTGCAATACTGGCAGAATTGGGAGTTCTTTGAATCTGAAGGATTCTATCTTAGTGATTGGGCTCCCCGGCTGTTCGCCAGAGGGTTCCTTGATCGAGAGAGGATCCAAGACGGGAGGTCGTGGTCCTATCGATACCATTTAACAAATAAAGGGGAAAAAGCAATCGCAGGAGTCGACGATTCGTATCTCCTGATCGATCGCTATGTTCTCCAGCAAAAAAAAGCGAGGTAGATATGCCGTACGGGAAACCAAGCAATAACGGGCGATATTTTGTCGGATCTCACGCAAAAGACAAAGACGGGCAAGTCGTCGACATTTACAAGGTAAGCGGGAGATTGTATGTTCAGCCGGTCGGAAGATCAGTCGCCCCAGTTCCGATCAGACAGCTCAAAACAAGCTATTTTGAAGAGCTTGCCCCTGATTCATCGATCCCCAATCTCCCTCCGGGAGAAATTGGATCTTACCGGCGAGGATAATATGAGCTTGAACGAGTTTCTTGATCTCCCGGGCGAGGCGTATGCAGTCAATTACAGAGATCGCGTCGCCCTCGTGAAAGAAGGCGATCTTCCGGGATCTTACCGGGTCTTCTGGCTATGAAAGATTACCCATCGCTATTACGGATCTCAGCCGACTGGCTTCGTTCGTCTGCATCGTTTTATGATGCCGTCGCGGGCGAGATTGGAGATGAAGAGTCCCGTACTCATTTGCTGGTTGCGGCGAATCAGGTTCGCGAAAAGGCGGATCTCATTATCGTGATTGCTGACAAGATCGGAGGGAAGCTTGCCGCTGACAAAGGAAGAAGCGGAGACGATCCTGAGCAAGCCCGGGATCAAGAAGAGGAATCCTCATCTCTTCGAATCGAGTTCCCAGAGTTCGACCAAGAGATCGACCCAGAAGAAGCAAACTACTTCGACTGCAAAGGCTCGCGGCGTTCACCGCCCCGGGAAGATGAATCAGACGGAGAAGGCGTTCTTTCTTGAGTGGATTCTTCCGCGATATCAAGACGGTCGAATTACTTGGCTCTCGTTTGAGTCAATTAAGCTTGTAGTGTCCGATCCTGATCACAAGCCGACTGTTTTCTATACGCCAGACTTCGATATAATGATGAACGACGGAACGATCGAACTGATCGAGATTAAGGGACCGCGAGGGTGGGAAGAAGACGCCCGGGTAAAGTTCAGGATCGCGGCATCGCGTTACCCATTCAGATTCAGATCTTTTCAGAGAAAGCCGAAAAAACTCAGAGGCGACAATGTCGAAGACAACTGGATCGAACGCTCCGAAAATATGTGAGACTTGTAGTCGCGAGGTTGTATGGTTGAGCGTAAAGGGCGAGTGTTCTCGTTGTACGATTGACCGCAGGAAGGAAGAGGCGGGAGATCGCGAGTTTGACGAAAGAATGTATCAAGAACGCCACGACCGGGCCATAATGAAGTCGGTCCGAAGCTTCAAACATAAACCGAGGAAGTAAACAAGGAGAGAGTATGATTAATTATCGCTTACGGGAAACCCAAGTTGATGAAATCGATCTTTGCTTTACATATCACGCCCCTTTTAAAGGGCAGAGCGAAAGATATGAGGCAATCCGGGAGCAAGCGAAAAACCTTGCTCAACAGATTCTCAGATCAACTCCCGCGAGCCGTGAACAGTCGCTCGCCCTCACAAAGATTGAAGAGGCGGTTATGTTTGCGAACGCGGCAATCGCCCGGCGTGAGAAAGAGGCCGCTCTTGGAATCCTTCGTTCTCATGTTTTTGTCCATGAAGTAAGTATTCATTCAAAATATCACCCGACGAAAAAGTCTGGGGAGTTTTTCTGGGTTGTCCGATACGAGGATCCAACACAAGATAACTTCGGGCATTTCGACGAATACGGGATTCTTGATCTTGTTGACGGTGGCGGAGATCTTATTTTTCAGTCGTCGCGCCTGGAGGATTGTAATTCCATATTACGCGATAATGATCTTCTCAATTGGGCTTTCGAAAAATATCGAAAACAAGTCGAACAGATGTAAATGAATCGAGCCCGGGTGCGCGACGCCCGGGCTCTTTCGCAAGGGAGAGTACATGAAGCGACGGTTATCCCGCCCTTATCAGATCCCGCCAGTCCACGCCCGGCTCTTGAGCGTGAGGGTAATCGGCTGGATCAGTCCATCGCCCTCCCCATTCGAGACCGCACTCTTCGACGATTGAGCCGTAACGATTCCAGAGTTCAAGCTCCTCCTCGTCGTTCACGCCGTCGTTGATCTCCCAGACCGCCTTCCCGTTCATGAGTACTACGGAATCGAACGCTCCTCCATAGTTGTGAATCGATTGCCCCGGTCCGGCGTTCGTTACAATCAACTTCCCGGCTTGCGGTCCGACGTTGATCAAGATCTCTGCAAGATCAGGACGCCCCCATTTGAAGCGAAGCTCATCCTCTTTCTCTTGGATCTTGCAGATCGATCTTCCCTTCCGGTAAAGCCTTGCCTGTTCCTCGAAGCTTCGTCGGGTATTCAGAAGAACAACATCGATTCCCCGGGCTTCACAAAGTGAAAGAACGTTGCGACACTTTCCACGGGTCTCGAGATTAAGGTCTTCAAGCTTCCTGCTCATCGGTCCTCCTGTTTGGATTATCTTTGCCCCACGTATCACTTACTCCCTGAGAGGCGATATATCCGGCAACCATTGTTCCAATCGCACCAATCGCGACCGTTGAAACCGAACCAATCTCCGGACGGATCGAACTCAATCCGACTATAAACAAAATCGAAAAGATTCCGATATATGTCGCTCGCTGTCTTTTTGTCTTGAACATTATTTGCCCTTCAGAATCTTTTTGATTTTGAACCCAAGCGCAACAAGCGACGCAATTGAGGGCCATCGCCCGCCGATGGATCGGATATTTTTCCCGACGCTTTCCCACTCCGTAATTGCAATCCACGTCGCGACAAAGTTTACGAGAAGGCGATGGAACTCAAAGAGATCGCGAAGCCTTGAACCTTCGGTATTATAGCCAATTTGAGCAATTTGATGGGCCATTATAAAGGCAATACCATAGATAATGATCTTGAACGCTGTCTTTTTGCCGAGGACCGTTGCCGAGAATTCGCCCCTTGTTATCGAGGAAACCGTTCCCGTCACTTGATCTGCAAGGAGAAGAATAATCGCCGCCGTATATACCGGGTTCCACGGCCCGACGATTACTCCGATCAGAGATGCAAGTGCAGATATGATCGTCTTTGTCCCATAATTACTGAGGGAACTGGCGACCGTTCCGAGTAAATAGGTCACGGGAACCTCCGGATCTTCGTCGATATATTTTCGATAATACATAGCGAACCCTTTAAAAGGGCCATAGAGACGATACTTTCACTTCGCCTCCAAGCTCAAGCCCAGAGACGCCCGGTCCGGCAATTACCCGAATCCGAGTCCATTTATAACCAATTCCAGCAGAAGCGTATATCCCGCCGGGAGATTGAACACCAATCCCTCCGGACAAGAACAATCGGTCGAAGAATCCCTCTCTATACGGATTCACGAACGTTTCGAGTGAGCTGGCTCCATTAAATATAGGCGAATCGCTTCGAACAGTCGTCTCCCAGATCCCGCTTTTATTTTCAGTCAATACGATATCGATGCCGATCGGATCGAATTCCGTCTCGATAACACTAGAAACTTGCACTGAGTCCGGTCGAAGACCGTGAACCTTTGGGACAAAGACCGTCGGCTGAAGAGATATATTATATCCCGGGTATTCTCGCCTGCTTGCCGGGAATGATATTCGGATCATTCCGTTCTGGAGAGTGTCGATCTGATCCGGCGGTTCTGAATTAGAGATCGAATCGCGAAGAGTTTCAAGCTGTATTGAGAGTTCAGTATATGCCCGAATCTTTCCTTCGAGAAGTCTCCGAAGATTCGCCTCGACCTGATCACGGATCTCGCGATCATTCTTCACTTCGAGCGCATATCGCTGGTATGTGATACTGTCAACCTGCCGAATCGAATCGTTACGCGCTTCGACTTGATCCAGAACGCGATCAAGATAATCAAGTCGTTCCATAAAGACGGCATACATGACAACCGGCGTCGCGATCAGAATTACCAATAAAACGAGAATGATCGTTCTCAATGTCTTTGCTTTCATCGGTTCCTCTCAGTCAGTGTATTGATACTCAACCGTTATATATAACGTAACGGACCCGGCAATTCCCGAAGCGATTCCCATTGCAGAGGTCGCCCCGTTCTTCACGATATTACAACCGAAGTTGGATCCACCCCACGCAAAAAGAAGGTTTAAAGTGTCTCCCTCGGCAAAGTTCTCCGGATTAAGACTCGCAGTAAAAACAGACGTTCCGTCCCAAACCTTGAGCTTCACGACTGTTCCTGCCTCGGGAAGCGGAATCCCATCGGCGGCGGCGGTTGTGAATAGATACACGGTTGACGTTGCAACTGTCTTCGTAAATTGATAGGCGATAACGCGCTTTCTGTATGCCCCTTTATTGAGGGCGAGAGCTTCCGTATTCTCGGGAAGTTTGCCGACGTCTGTTCCGTAATCTTTCCCCGCCGCCGTTCCGAGCCCCGAATCGCCAGAAACGCCCGGATTATCGGTTTCGGTTTCGAAGTACTTGAGCCAATTATAAATCCATCGGAACAAATAGTTCCATATTTGCCGCGACGGGTAATCCTTGTAAGTATACCCGTAATCTTCTTGAGCCGTTGTCGGATCGATCACATTATCCATTCCGGAAACAGGATCAACCTGATCACTTGTCGCCCACTTTGGTTCTTTTGTCGGCTTTGCCATTCTTAACCTCTAAAAAGTAATCGCTTCTGGGATAATGCCGAGCTTTTCATAATCGAGCCCGGTCGAAGTATTGAGTTCACTCAATCCCTTGCCGCCGTATGTCTCATGTTCTCCGGGAAGATCAAAGACAAGAAGGTCGCCCCGGGCCTCCCCTCCGCCGGTCACGATCAAGGTCGATCCGATCGCCGCCGGAGCGGTCCGATATATGATATCGTAGAGATCCTCGCCGACGATTGATCCGAAGTCTTCGCAATACAGATTGAACGCCGCCGGAAACAGTTCGACGATTCTTCCCCAATCCGAACCGGTTGCAAGGATCAGGATCGCGAGAAGATCCTCGGGCGTTCCGTGAGATACGTTTGATCCGATCCGAATGAAGATCCCGATCCGATATTCGCCGTCGTCGCGACCGTTCCTGCTTTCCCCGACAAGATCTCCGAGGAGATCGAGTTGTTCGCCGACCGCGTTCATTACATCGCGTTCCGTTGCCAGTTCCTCGAAGACGTCCTCAAGCGACTGGATCTCAGAGACGAGCGAAGCAACAATCCCCTCGATATACTCTTCGCCTCGGAATTGAGTTACAAGACGGGCGATTGCCTGATCCTCGTGATCAGAGATAAAGGTGAGTTCGCTCATGAGATTACCGTTACCCGGGTCGTCGCGAACGCGAGAACCTCGTTGTCCGGAATTGAAATATTCGACGTTCCCCACGAGGGCGTTCCGCCAGCCGTTGCCGTAACTGCGATCCGGATCACGACCGTTGCAATACCGGAAACCTCGAAGACCGGTCCGACGAACTTTTGAAGAATGAAGTTATCGCCGACGCCGAGGTTTTCTTCCCCGTATTCAACGACGTTCGCCTTGATCTGGTTGTCGCCATCGGTCGGATATGTTTCTTCTGTATTCTTCGTAATCGTTATCTCAAGGTGAGCATATTGCGTCACCGGGCGACTGAAATATATAACCTGATCGTCGCCGTTTGAATCCTGAACCGTAGCAAAATCGTCGCCGTGAGTCTGGATTCCGGAGGGCTTTACTTCCCAGATCTTCTCCGCGACGTTTTGATCGGTCCCGCCCTCAACAAAAACCTCAATCGAATGAGCCGGAGCGGATCTTGTATCTCCGACTTCGAACGTAATCGTTCCAACGACCGATCCGTCGTTGATCGAATACGTCGGAGCGAAGGCTTCGGTCGTGATAATATAGAATCGGTCGAGGGTTGTATCGTATTGGGCGGAGACGACGCCAGTGAGAGCCTCGATTGCCG